AGCCATAGGTCTAAATACATTAGCACTTGTCATACTAATTGTACCCATTTCTGGGTCTAAACCTGCGGTTTGATTTAAAACTTCCATATAACGTTGACGTTTTTCAGATGATGGTATTATGTTTTCATTAACTACTCCAGCACTACCTACCCCAATCGATGTTGATTTAGGAGATTTAACGGCTTCTAAAATAATGTCTTTTAGTTCTTCATGGATAGCTTCTTTTACAGCTTCTTTGATTATTTTTTTAAATTCAGTTGGTTTCATATAATTATAAATATTTAATTAGTTAGCTTTTAAATTATCTCTGTCAATAATAAATTTAAGTTCATCAATTAATGTTTGTTGATTTGTTGTGAATGATAATGGTGTTTCTATAAGTTTTATACCCTCTGAGTTAAGACCTATAGCTTTAAAACGATTCACTGTGTTTGAGAAAGGTACAGTTTCTATTTGAATTATAAATCCTTCATAAATAGCTTCATTAGGACTATTTTCAGCATCAATAGCTTGATTACTTATATCTATTAAATTTTGATTAATAGGAGTTAAAGTTATATTAGAACATCTATTTAATTCTGTATCTAATTGATTTAATAATAAAATAACACCTTTTATAGTAACTGATAGTAACGATGTAGCTATTGCTGCTCCACCACTAATGTTACGGAGTTTTTCTAAACGTGGATTACCTAAATTATCAAATGTTATACTATTAGTAGCAGTATTTAAATCATCAATACCTGATACTATACCTCCATTTACAACAGGAAGGAATTTAGAAGCTACATTTATACCTAATTTAGTTACAGTTAATACATTTTTAACTAATAATAGTAGTTCAAATAATGTGGCTACTCCGGCGAAAGCTGATGATGTTTGGTCTAAAAAACGGGATATGTTATTTAACTTATCAACAATATTATTTCTAACTTGAATTAAGTTATTTAATTTTTCTTGATTTGAACATAAAGATGAATCTTTAGCATTTTTGATTTCTTGTATTAATTTAGGTTCAATTTGAGTTTTTATTTCTTCACCTTTTTTAATAAGAATATCTGATAATCTATCAATACCCTGTTTTTTTAAATTATTTGGGGTAGCATTTTGGATTGTATTTATATCTATTCCTAAAGCCATTATAGTGTTTTACTTATTGTTGATTTGGTAGTTGTTTCTAATTCGGCTTTTAATTGAATTAAATATGGAATTAACTGGGTAGCTGCTGGAGCAACTGCAGGACCCGCAGGTGTAGTTACTGATTGTAAAGCCGTAGCTAAAGCTATTAATTGATCTACTAATCCTGAGAATAGTTTTATAGTAGTATCTCCTTTTAAAACAGATTCAGTAGCATCTTTTCCACCTAATTTTATTATTGGAGCATCAATTATGAAACTAGATTTAGTATCAAAATTAAATCCCTTGATAGCATTAAATCCTATAGTTAAAGCTGAGCTTAACAATATATGGTCTTTATTACTATTTAAAATTAAACGTCCTGAATTAAGTATTATTTGTTTATCCTTATATTGATTTGGATTTATAGGCTGTTCAGAATAACTGTTATATATAGACTGTGCTACTTTTATAGGTACTTGTTGAGTACTTGTTAAGTATATAGATGATAAATCTTTATTTATATCTTCAACTACAGGTATCCATCCTTCATTAGAAGCATCAAATAATTGACCATTTCTAAGAATAACAATAGGGTCACCATTGTTACCAGCTGATGACCAATTATTAGATTTATTTTGAACTGTTGAACCAAAACGAATACTATTACCCCATCTACCTTCTAAGATTACATCTCCTTCAAACGGTAATAATGGATGTATATTTGAACGTTCTTTAAAAGTAGTACCTAAATTAATTTCATATTGTTCATTTATAATTTTACTAGTACTACCTATTTCTGATTCATTATAATTTTTTCGTTGAGGTAAAGGTTGCTGATTCGGAATATCAGGATAAGCATTATGATGAGGATGATTCCATAATGAAATTATATCAACATAATATGCTTGTTTTAATACTGTATTTTCTCCAATGTTAGTTGAAGGTAAAATGAAAATATAAACTATTTCATTAATTAACGGATACTTTTTTAAATTTGAATTTAATGGTCTAGCATAAGGTAACGACTCAATATTATTACTTTTATTTGATAATGTTATATTATCATCAAATATTATAGTACCTATACTGTTTTCTTTACCTAATTCATTGTATCTAGGATGAGATGAATCAAGAATAATACTTTTAACCCTAACCGCTTTAATAGATGTGTTAACTAATTTTTGATTAAAATCAATTAATACATTATCATATGGTGTAGGGTTGTATGTATTATTTATAGCATTTTGTCCTTCTCTAAATCTAGCCATTATTTTGAATTTTATCTATTTCAGCCATTAATTGTGCTTTTTCTTCTTCTGAAATGCCAAATCCACCATCATTATTGGATGTTGAATTATTCATGGTTCTTTGAATGATAGTAGCTATTTTAACTAATTGTTCATCATTTTTAACATCTATTTCTAAATATTCTTTAATTAACGGAACAATTAATGTAGCATCACTTATTTCTTGAACAAGAGGTTTTAACTCAGCTATTAATGATGATATTTGGCGTGATTTTTTCTTTTGGTTATCATATATCTCTTCAAGTAGATTTGAAAATGATTTTTTTCCAAATATAATTTTATCAAATTCGCTCATATTTATTAACATTTATTTATGATAAATATATTCTATTTAAATTTTATATACCCATATTCTAAATAATGGGAATAGCTGTTTTTAAATATAGAATATAAAATATTAGCTATTTTAGTGATTTTAGGTGTTTTTATATCTATAATTTCTCGAATGTAAATATATAATGCTTTTTTGTTAAAAATATCTAAATGTTCACGTTTACGAAATAATTCAAGAATAGCATCTGCTGTTTTGGCATCATTTTCTTTAGGAAACAATTTATAAATATTATTTGTACAATACTCTACATATTGATCTATAAACCAATATAATTGATCATTAGTACTAGTGTTATCATCTAATGTATATGAGAATTTTTCATCTTCACTAATGTTATCAATTTCAATTTTATCTACTCGTTTTTTATAGTTTTTAGCGTTGTCTATAATAAGATAACGTTTAGCTATAGTTCCAAAATAAGAGTAGGCTTTAGCGCCATTATCTGGGTTAAAACGATGAATTTTAGATAATAAAAATATTATTACTTCATGTTGTAAATCTTCAATATTATCTACTTCAGTATAATAAAATTTAAAGGTATGAATAATATTCTCAGTTAATTTAAAAAATGCTGGGTGTATTTTTTCATAATAAATTTTACTTCTTTCTTTAATAGAACTAGTGTTATTATATAATATAATAGCTTTCTCAGTTTCTGAAGTGAAATATGGTATAGATTTCTTTTTTTGTTTAGCCATATTATTTAGGAATCTTATATTGATTTAGTATGTTTTGTATTTCTTTTACTTTAATAAAGAAAAATCCAATTTCATCATCACTTTTAAACATACCTTTTTCATCAATTTCTTTTAATTTTTTATCTGTAAAATAAATAGCTTCATTGATACTATCCATGTATACTTTATAAGAAAATATGATATCTTCAGCTTTTTCATTTTTTCTTAAAAGATTAAAAGTCGTGAACCCTAGGATCACGACTAAAACACTTAATATACTAATTGCTATAACCATTATAAATTATCTAACATGTTTTTTAAACTATCACTTTTAATGCTACCTAATGCTTTAGTTTTAGCTGGAACTTTAGATTTAACAATAGGTGTAGAAACTGGTGTATCACTGTTTAATTTAGGTGACCATTCACGTTCAAATTCAACACGAGCCGCTAATAAATCAGCTTGGTGTAAAATATAAATTAATGAAGTACGTGGTTTAGTTTCTGGCATGAAATTAATTAAATATGGTTTGTTTGCGTCATCATATAAACCATCATGTAATTTGATTGCTAACATTTCGTTCTTAGTAAATGTTACACCATGAGACATCAATAGATATAATCCACGATCTGGGACTGACATGAATTCTAAACGATCATTGAATTTATAATCTTCACCTAGTTTTTCTTTTCTCCATTGATCAGTTTGAGGAATATAAGCTTCGTTGTTCTCATCTCCCATTTTTCCTAAGTCATGATTTAGAGCTGAGAATACTAATTCTTCTAGAGTATATGTATTAGTATCAACTCCATATTTAATCCATATGTTATTGATATCAATAGCGCTATCTATTACTCGGAGTACATGTTCTACATATCCACCTGGAAATGCATTATGATATTCTTTCTTATGAGCCGCTGGCATTAACATAATACGTTCAGCGTATTTTCCGTAGAATTCTTTAAGTTTAGTTCTACGAGGTTCTGAGATATAAGCGTCTATTCTAGACATTAATTTATCCCAGTTTTCAGATATTTGTTCAGCTGTTAAATTCATATTATTGTAATCCGTATCCTTCTTCTGGTGATAATGGTTCTTGTTGAATAAGTGATTTCACATCAGAAATAATTTCTTCAGTATAATTAAGTTTATTAATGAATTCTTGAATAGGTTCTCCTCTATTCACCATAAACTTCAGTGCTTTTAATTGTCCTTCTACGTGTTCTAATTTACGTGTTGTTAATTCTCTATATCTCATATTGTTTTTAATTTGTTTATATCCCGTTATGTTACCCCGTTATGTTCCTCCGTTTCACTCATCCGTTCATCCTCTCGTTCACCTTTCCGTCTCTTAATCCCTTAAACCCGTATTAAGAATATACGAGGGAATATTTATTTAGCCAAACTTAAGATAAATTATCTTTAATAATGTTAATAATTGGTAAAATAAAAGTACACTTTTCATACTCTTCATATTTTTCATAATATGATAAAGATAATTCTAACGCAACTAAAAACTCAGGATTTGTATTATTTTGTATAACCTGTAAATCAAGTTCACGCTTTATATCTAAACGTTTAAGAAAAACATAAGATCTTGTGTATATAATATACTCACCAGCATTACTAATGTCATTTATGTCTAAATCAGGGAAAATAGTTTTAAACAACGTTAAGTGGGCTGATTTAGAATTAGTATAATTTAGTATAATTCGAGTGAACATATTGATCCAAAACAGAGGATGTTCATTAATATCTTTAAATACTTGTTTTTTAGCATTTAAAGTTTCATTATTTTCAAATAGTTCAAATATTTTGTTTATATCCATAATAACAGAGAAAACCCTCAGCAGTGTCTAGTACGTCTACTAGTCTTTCTGAGGGATGTGACTATAACTTATACCTTGGGCTATTCGTTTGTGCCACTACATGACCACTACGTTTGAGCTGTTCTAATGGGAAGCTTCGTGGTACTTTATAATTAGTTTACTGAATCAATAGTAGTATCAATAACCATTGATTCATAGATTAACGAATCAACAGTAGTTGTATCAGCTGAGATAATAGCTGAATCTCCACCTAATAAACCTGAATTTGTTTTGTTGTCTGATGCGCATGACGCAAATACTACTAATACTGCTGTGATAGCAGCTAAAATAATGTCTTTTTTCATTTTTGTTTTGTTTTTAATTTAATTGTTTGAAATATAATATATAATAAATATTACTAATTGGCAAATTTAAGATCCTTTATTTTTAATCCTCCTTGTATAAAATTAAATTCAATATTTAATTTATCAATAATATAATCTTTAATAAGAGATTCATGTTCTGTTCCTGAGAAATTTTTAACTAAACCACTCACAAATGATTTCCAATCTTTATCCCAAAGAATATCTCTAGATTTAAGAGTATTTAATAATGTTCTTAAATTACGATTACTTGTTTTTAATTTATTTATTGAAGATTTATGAGATCTAATTTGTCTATCATTACCTCTATTAATAAAATTATTTAATAATAAAGATATTTTATATAAATTATGATCATTTAATTCTAAATTAGAAATCATTTCAAAACCTAATTTAATATTAGCTTTATCAGTACTATATATCATATCTTTTAAAGTATTTTCAATATCTGAATCTAATTGAAGACCCTCTTTATTTAAAGAAGAAAACAAATCTTCATCAAATACTACTTTTACATCGGGATTATCATAAAGATATAAAAGAGTATTTATTAATTCTGATGTTTTATGATTAACATAAGAAATATGGTATGTCTTCTTACTAATATATTTACTGATGTATGTATTATATCTTTTAGATGATGGTAAAGTTTTAAAATCATGCTCACTCATATAAAGTATTTCACCAGTATTAATCTCATTTTTAATAGGGATTTTAACATACTTATTATTAGTATATCTTGTTCTAAGTGTATTTAAAATAATATCTTCTAATTCTCCACTAACAAAATATATATCACTAGTTTTACCAAATACATCCTCTCTAATTGAAAAATCCTGAATTAATTTTTTACTTAAAATAAAACAATTACTAGATTCTACTTTAGAAGTACGTTTAATACCTTTTTCATTAATAAATTCTTTTAATTTAAAACGAGGTATATCACTTAATTGACTAGTATAAATAATATCTGTACTATCAATTTTATTAGTTGTATTAACTATTTTACTAATAAAGTTTTTTAATTTAATAGAATCTTTAGGTTCTATAATATTTGTTCTTCCATAATACATGGTGAACTCATCATTATGACTACTATAATGTATGTTGCTTGATTCTTTTATCATTGTGCTTTACTTATTATTTAATAATATATTTAACTAAATCTTTATTTAACATTAGTAAATTAAATTTACTTGGATTATCATTATAAATTGATTTTATCATTTGATAACAAATATCAGTAGCAAATACATTTTCAGTTACAATTTTACCTAATCTATCAATAATTGTTTTTTCAATTTTGTTATTTTTAGAATAAAAACTTAAATAGTTAGTTATTCTAGTACCCAATGTTGAGGCAATATCTGCTCTATATTTTTCATCTTTACCCACTAAACTTTTTAGAGTTGTTAAAACATATTTTTCATCTTGATCAAATATATTTTGAGGTGTAAT